TTCCAGACTAATCCATCCTCTTGGAGCTCCATGCCCTCTATCGGCCAATCGGCGTTCGATACCTCCTCGGCACGTTCGTCGGCGATTTCCTTCAATCGGTCGTCGAGTTTCTTCCACTGGGTACGAGACTCCTTCACTTCCTTTTCCAGCTTGGCGTAGGCGATGTTGTCGCGCACCTTGCGATTGGTTTCGTCTGCCTTGGCAATGTTAGCCTTGACTGCCGCGATGTCCGCTGTCCGGTCTGGTAGAGCCTCGACCTTCTTGCGAGCTTCCTTCTCGGCTTTCTCCGCTACGCCGATTTGCTCCTTGGTTTTCTCTAATTCCTCTTGCTTCTTTTTCAGGCTCTCTTGCAGAGCGGCGATTTCTTTCAGGATTATCTCACCATCTTCGGCTAGGTCTGTCTGCCGAAACTTCAAGTCGTCAGCCAGCTTCTCCATTTCTGCACGCGACTTGTTCTCCGCTTGGAGCTTTTCAACCTCGGTCATAAGGTCGGCAACCTTAACTTCCTCCTTGGGCGCGTCCTTGTGCTTCGTCATGCCTTCAAGTTGAGCCGCCAGCTTCTTGCCGTCTCTGGCGCAAATAGTACGCTCCTCAAAGACTTCCTTGTGCTCTTTGTCATACTTCGACAGGTCTAAACCGAGCATCTGCTGTACGCATGAAGCCTTATCCTTCGGCTTCATGCGCTCGAACTCCAACGGGTCGAACGCTTTCAACTGGAACAATCTCTGAAGCGTCTTGCGTGGCTCTGGTGCTTCCTCGCCAGTGGAGTCAAGCAGTCGGAACTCCTCGACGACAACACCACTAGCCTTGCGTCGCAGGGACAATTCGGCAGTCAGCCCAGTGTTCTCATGCAACTCAGAGGAACCAGTCAACTCAATCGTGACCTTGCCTTTCTTCTCTCCGTCGCGCAGTGCGATGGCTGGGTAGTCCTTGGTTCCCATACCAGACTTTCCGCAAAGGGTCATAACAAGGGCGGTCAGTGCAGAGGTCTTGCCCTGCCCGTTCTTCCCTCCGACAAGGAACAGATGGCGTCCCTCCATGTCGAATCGTATGTCTTTTACGCCAAGTACGTTGTGTGCTTCGTAGCTAATGATTTTCATTTCTCAATCTTTCGTGGGTAATACTTCAACGATACGTTACTTACTAAGTGCTCGCCTACGCTCCGCAATCAACTCTCGCAGTTCCTCGATGGCAGTTGCATCAAGGTCTTTCGCTTGAGCCACAGCGACTTCATCTAGCCTGTCCTCATGCGCGGCAAGTTCATCCAAATCCTTGGCTTCCCAAATCTTCGCGGCTGCCGCATCCACAAAAGCATTCTGCCTGGAAAACCGTTTCTTCAAATCATCGACATACTTTGTGTCGTCGAACTTCCCAAGGAACACGTCAGCAGAGAACCCTAGCCAACTAAGTGCCTTGGAGCGAGTGTTGGTTATTATCTTCTTCAGGACATCATCATCAACTTGATACTTGTCGTCGTTGAATATCTCAAACGAGGCTGTCTTACCGTCACTTGCTGGATAGTAGAACTCCGCCTCCAAGATGATTGAATACTTGATGAAATCCGCCAAAATCTCAGACGAGGAAACAACCTTACCTTGCTCGTTCCTGGTTTCCAAAGCAACTTTATCGTTGCTTTTGACTTCTACAATTTGGTACTTGATATTCCTCAATCCCCAGCGATGCCCGTATGGTCCCCACAAGGTCGTAGCCACTTGCAACTGCCACTGAGGATCAATGTTGGTGTATTTTCGCTTACCAAACGAGACGAGCTTTGTCATGTCTGGTGGTGTCTTCTCCACAGACTTCCATAGCTTCAGGTTCTCTCTGCCTTCCTGGCTGGTTTCTGCTGATAGCTCTGTGTCTTTACTCATTAGGCACCTGTTCACTTTCGTTGTTTACCTTTGGGGTACAAACAATCAACGCCTCATCGCCAAGGATGCGGGCTTCAATCGCTTGTTGCTTAATATGTGACACTCGCTGCCTGGATACTGCAAATGCCTTTGCTATCTCCGCCGCTTGATATCCCTGCAAGAGCATGCACAATACCTCAAGCGTTGAGCGAGCGATGGGAGGCTTGTAATCACTTATCTCTTCCTTCGGAGTGACCCCGTTTTCTTTGCATGCCGAACCAACCCTGTTTCTTGTCATGCCAAACTTAAAGGTTGCCTCTGAAATACTAGCGTTATTTTCCTTAACCCACTCAGCAACCTTACGACGCTCCGCAGCGGACTTATTCAGCAATGCGACGCCATGTGCCTCACATGCGTTGGTTACCGTAGCACGGCTACAACCAAAAGCGAGCATTGCGTCACCAATCGTGTTCTCGCGACAATACTGAGCTATCTTGGCTGCGTCAAACTTCGCCTCCCTCATGACCTATCTCCTACCGACAGCCTGACTCGTTGCTCAATGTTCTTTAGACGAATCGCCACCTGCTCAATAGCACGTGGAACACGCTCTGCAATTTCCTCGATAACATCCTCGTCCCGCTCGTAGCGCACGACATGGAGTTGCAGTGGACCTGGAACATAAGGATGGAACGAAACAAAGTCACACCACTGGCGACCAGTGATCCACAGATTGCCCTGCATCTGCCAGATGTAATCCTTGTCACCAGTTCCATCGTTTTCGATGTTCGCTAGATGGTTGTGGACGTTGTATGGGCATTTGATTTCAAGTACCCCGTCATCACCAATCAAGCAATCGGGCGAGCCTCCACAGAACGGAACCTCTGGATGGTCAACGAATCCGACTTGCTTCAGTTCTTGGCTGGCGGTTAGATGCCACTGGTACAACTGCCTAGCGGTAGGCTCGTGTTTGTTTCCGTGGTCCAGATACTTCGACTGTATTTCGTCTTGTGGAACACCAGTGATGCGTTCAGCCAAAACCTGCGTCATGTAGGTGATGGCTGTTTGTGTCCAGCCGCCGCCTGAACGTCCGCTGCCAGACAACTTTCCGAAGCAACTGGCTGTGATCTTGCCACATCGAGCGGCATACCACTCTGGTGAACCTTGAATTAACTCTGCTGGCAAAGTCGCAGCAGACGAAGAAGTCTTGTCGTCAGCACTCGACATTGGTAGCTCCTAGATTTGGGTAATGTTCGCTAACCGGGGTCAATCATAGCAGATGCAAATTGGGAAGCAAGTGGCATTTCCGAGATTTTGCGTTTCTGGTGAATTTTCCCCAATTGGGGAAAAAAACCTCCCAGCGATTACCCGGCGCTGGGAGGTCTCTATGTTTGCGTTCGTGCTGGAACGCCAAGTACATATTACGCTACTCACTTTGTTTGGAAAAGCTCCAAGGCTTCTTTAGCTGTATTTCTCTCATCCTGCCAACCACGAATGCGCTCTTGGTATTTAGCAGATGTTTCGTAGTTTTGTTTTTCTGGTTTTCCTTTTGGCGACCCATCCTTGTTCTTTCCAATCGCTAAATCCTTCAGTCGCTTGTCGCGGCGATTGCGAATCGAATTAGCCTGTTCTTCCGTTAGTAATTCGGAGTAGTAAAACATTTCCGCTTTACGGTATTCGTCTTGTTCTACTGGAGCCAATGACTTGTAAAACAGATAGGCGTCTATGGTACTCAGTCCTCCTGCTGGATGACTCGATTCGAGAGAATCCAGCATTCCATCCTTTGTTCCTCCTGCCGCTTCGTATTCAGCTAGGTATTTATCAACCGCAGCCTTATCGTTAAGTCGCAGTGCCATCTTGTAACTACGCAATGCGTTCCCTCGCACTGAGTCTGAATACCCCACCCCGCGATTACGAGCTTCCTTCAGCCAACGATACTTCGCATCCTGCGTCATGTAGTAAGCCGACGTGCCAGGCTCCACCTTGTACAGAACCAAATCGGTAAAGGAATACGGCGTAGATGGATTGCCTACCAGCTTGTCGTACTCCTTCCTAAGTCCAAGGTTTTGCGCAATGTACTGTCCACGATCACGAATCGGTCTCGGCTTGCCGACGCTCGGATATGCGGTTTGTCCGACCGCTAGCTCTGTTGGCACTTTCATGAAAGGCGATAGCATGCCATACGCTTTATCGACTGGCGACTTTGCCATGTCAGTTAGAACCTCTCTGAGCGTCCGGCGCCCATCTAAGACATCTCGCAAGTCGTAGTCCACCGAATCAAGACCAACCCAGTCCAGCACATCCGCCGCCGTTCCAATTCGACTGAAATACTGCACCTCGCCTTTTGCGTTCTTGCCGAATGTCAAATGGGCTTTCCTCTTTTCTTCCTCTGTCAACTCATCGTCATCATCTGGGAATAACAATTGATTGAATGCCGTAGTCATCGCCTTGAAGCCATAGAACAATATCGCAATCCTCCCGAGCTTGTAGGCTAAGAATGGTGCTTGTGCCAAGCCTCCTATGCCAGCAGCCCGAGCGATGTGCATACCTGCCTTAATCGCCGATTGCTCATTGCTTGCCAGATTGATTAAGCCACGGAAGTAAGTGCGCACGTTGGTTTCTTGGAACGACCAGAAAGGTGCAATCCGACTGCGAAGAAATTGCCCCACAAGAGAAATGTCGCCGTAATCACCAAGCAGATCCGCCGACAACCTCATAGCCTTGTCTTTGTTATCCTTAATGCCATCCACTTCAGAACGTACCGACCCGCCGTAATTCGTTAGCTTTCCTGCTTCGAGCTGCTTTACGTAGTTCAGGTAGGCAGCGTATCGCAAAATGGACTCACGAAAGTCGGAACTTATACCGGCGGCCGACCAATAGGTTTTCCACACGTTAGCGGGAGCCTTAATTACTTTGCCAACAACTCCAGACTTCTTGTCGGCAATTAACCTCGCGAATTGCTTCAGCTCGTTCAATTCTCCCAGTTCATTTACACGCACAAGCGTTCCAGACCCGCCTCGTTCTACCCAATCCCTCACGGTAGCTGGGATATCGTCAGCGCCACTGTACAGCTTCCAAAGATCAGCGATAGCTTGAGGAATGTCTTTGATTGCCGCAGGGTTCAGCGACATTACCTTATCGATTTCGCTTAGATTACGAAGGTTGTACTTGAGCACTCGCGTTGGTGACATAAGCACCCACCGCTTCCAGGCGTTCATTGGTCGCGTTACTACGCGATCCAACCAACCAAAATCCATCTTGTTGTCAATTGCCGCCATCTGCGCAGCCACTTCCTGCGGAACAACCAGGGGCGTGTACTTGCTACCCAGCGCCGTAAGTGGTCTCAGGTCCTCAGCGCTGATGCCCAGCGTCTTAGACAGGTCCGCCATTAATTCGCTGGCAACCTGCTCAGGCACGCTGTACGCCTGGAACATTGCCCTACCAGGTCGAATAGCCACCTCTTCGTAGTCGTCTGGTACAACGTCCTCCCATGTCTGGTATTCGTCTCCCAGAGCAGTTTTGATAAACGCCTTGCGATCGG